TTGGCCAGCCTATCGAGCGATGGACGAAGCGGACGTGGTACCGAGAAGATGAGACCGCGCACCCTTCGACGAAGGTGACTCACAAGGTCTACTCCCACGATGCGGTCCAGCAAATGAACGAAGGGTTCCGCCGTCGTCAGAACCAGATCGACAAGCTCTCGGTTGACGTCCTTCAGGCCTACGTATTCAACACCGCAGTCGACCCCATGAACCCGACGCAGGCCGAGCTGGAAGCGGCTTACGACGCGGTCACGGCATACGTTGATAAATACGAGGGTGGGGTGACTACCTTCGTCAGGGCTGGGCGTAACGATTTCTTGACTCCACCCGACGACCCGAACGTGACCGATGACACAGAGACCTGGCTCGACTACCCAGTGACCGCAATGGGCTACCCAGAGGGTTGGACAATTAGAACCATCGTCCTAGAATCGGTGAAAAATATCAACGAGGCGTGATGGATGATACGGGACAGCATGATAAGCAGGAGATGATCCTCGACGTGTTGACTACCATTCGAGACGACCTCGAGATTATCAAGACGGACCTTCACACGGTCCACGAGCTTCAAAAATCCTTTGCTGAAAGGCTGTCCTTGGTAGAACGTTTTTGTGTTGAGCGACCATTGCGATCTAGTCCTAGCACGCCCGCGCCAAGGCTTGTTGGAAAGAGCGAGGGTTAGGTGACACTATCTGCTAAAAAAGATGAAGCCACGACCCTCGCGCTGATGATTGCAACGGGGACGACAGGGCTCTACCCGCAAGCCGAGGTATGGAACGGAACGATCCTCGAAGCGGTCATTGACTTACTAGACAGAACCGAGGGACGCTACGAAGGATCGTGGACGCCGACCGATACCGGACTTTTCTCGATCGTCTATAACGTCTATCAAGACGTCGGCCATACAATCGAGCTAACACCGGTGACGTTGTCCCGGGAGATGGAACAAGTTCTCGTGACCGAGGAAGGAATGGACGACCTCGCCGCGCTCATCGCCGCGCTTCCGGGTGAGATCGACACTCAGCTCTCGGGTACTCACGGGCCTGGGTTGTGGGAGTCCGACACCTACTCCGTGACGGATACTTAGGAGTCGATATGCCGACATCACTCGAACAAGGTCAGTCCAGCAACTGCACCAACCCCATTCTCGATCTCTTCCATCGGCTGAATGGCGTGCTCACCGATCTACACTCGTTGGAGTACATCATCTATGAACGGATCTCCGACCCGCCGAACCTCACACAGACCTATCCAGAAACTGGTCGTGCCACGGTTGATACATCCGATTGTCCTGTCGGCCACAAGGTCTCGCTCGGGCGCTACGTCGCTGAATGGGACGTCCCGGTCGACCAGCTCACCGGCGATCACGTCGTCAGATGGTTCTGGCAGTCCACGGCGAGCTCGCCAGAGCGCCAGAGCGAGTTCGAGTTTTCAGTCCTTCCGACAGGCGCGGTCGCCGGGATCGAGGGCTACTGCACCGTTCAAGACATCAGGGATGAAGGCTTTTCCGATGCGATCTATTCCGATACGAGGGTCGAGACGGCTATAGAGATCGCTTCGAGGTTTATAGAGCGAGCGACTGGTCGATGGTTCGGTGCGAAGACTAGAACGTTTAGGGTCAAGGCTCGTAATAGTAGAATGCTCGAACTACCAGCACCTATCGTCTCCATCACTGAAGTGAATATCGTCACCGGTCGCGGCGATAGTATCGATAGGGACGAAGTCGATACCGACGACATCATCGTCTATAATCGCCATCTCACAGAGGGCATGATCGACCCCGACGATCGCGACTTCCCGCGAATAGAATACGTTAACCCTGCTGGGTACGATTATCCAGGAAGAGACGACGCTGTTTGGCCTTGGGGCCAGCAAATCGTCGAGGTTCAAGGACGCTTCGGATATACGGCATTGGCGGCGACAGATACGCCTGGCGAGACGAGCGACGGGTCGCAAGTCCCGAACTCGGAAGGCGTAGTCCCACCGCTCATCGTCCACGCTTGCAAGCTATTGACGGTCCGAGAGCTCGCAGAGATGGGTGACCCCGCCGGGCGTGACGACCTACGAAGCGGCTGGCGGCTGGAGCAGGAAAAGACGGTCGACCAGATGTACAAGAAAACGGCACTATCCTCGCTCGGGATGATCGGCAAGTGGACTGGCGACCCGGAAATCGACGGCATCCTCGCCATGTACGTTACCTCGGCCTCGATGGGAATCGTCTAATGCGAGGTCGGCTCATCCAGCGATTCAAAGCGGAGATAGCCCGGATAGACACCGAGGCTATTGATTCCGGGGACTACTACGACGAGGACTTCCGCGAGGTCGTCTACAGCGTCGGGTCGTCCGACGGGATCGGGACGCTCCAAAGACAGGAGCACGATACGATCCTGGTCCCGGTGCAGATCGGGACGCGAACCTTCGAGGCGCTCCAAGCCTTCGACCAGGGGAACGCGCCCGAGACCGAGCTCGTCATGCACATGCACTTCGCCGACCTCGAGCGACTATCCCTCGTCGAGACCTCGACCGGCGAGCCGTTGATCCATACCGGTGACAGACTGGTTTCGATCAAGCGGTACTTCGACGAGGCGCTCGTGCTTTCCATCCGCACCCCGCCTGGACTGTACGTGGTCGAGGCGACGTCGGCCGGCTGGGGTATCAATATGGCTCAGCCGACCCGCAACCTTTTACGCGTGAAGTTCGAGGAGAGGTCCGCGGCGATATGACAACCGGGATGACCGGCAACTGGAACGGCGTATCCCGGCTCCTCGCTCGTGGAGCGAACCCCGCGGTCTGGCGGCAAGCCAAGCGACGAGCGGTCCTCAGGGAGGCGCACAGGCTTCGGGGGCTCATGGTCGAGTCCTTCAACAAAGGAGGACCTCCCGGGAAGAGGTGGAGGCGGCTCTCGGTCTTCACGCAGCTCGTCAGCCGCGCACTCGGGCACGGAGATAGACGTCCGCTCATGAGGAGCGGTGACCTACGAAATAGTCACTCGGTGGTCGAGCGAGACGACAACGTCTTCGTCGGCGTACATCGAACGACGAGGGGTCGAAAGTCACGCTCGAGGATGATGAACATAGCGGTCATTCAGGAGTTCGGGGCCGGACCGACTTCGATCCGAGTCACGAGAAAGATGAGAGGATTCTTTCACTTCCTACATATCAAGACGAAGGGACAGATCAAGCCACTATCGCCGTCGACCACGGTCATCGTGGTTCGCATCCCGCCGCGCCCGTGGATCGGGCCGATCTGGGAGCAGGAGGCCGACGCCTCGGGCGAGAACATCGTCCGCGATACGGTCTCCGGTCTCGGTATCCCGGGTCTGACGAATCTCCTTTGAACGTGGTAGGCTTCTAGAGAATGGCCGTTCCGACGTTGACGAGTATCACGCCCGACAACGGGCACCCAGGAGGTCGAGAGCTGATCCGTATAGACGGATCGAACTTCGAGCTTCCGCCGTCCCCAGCTCCTACGGGATACGTCGGCGGAAGCGTTCCAGAGTCGGTCCAAGTCGAGATAGACGGCGAGTTCGCAACCGATGTGAAGGTTTGGACGTCGGGGATTCTGACGTGCCTCACGCCGCCTTACAGAGGAACGCCGTCCTCGCTCAGCCACGATCCTGGATACGCGGTAGACGTAACCATCCGCAATCTTACTGGACCGGAGGAGGATACGTTCACCGACGCGTTCTCGTACAAGCGGCGGGATCTCGCGAGGCGAGACGGGGCTCTCGCTCATGTATGCAAGACGCTAGTTCGAGAACTGCGACGACAGGTCATAGACAACGTCGCCGTGGCAACCCAGGTGGACTTCGACGGCGACCCATCGGACGGGCTCGATATCGTGGAGCTGGCGACCGTACCCGCGCTCACTTTATTCGGTCCGGACATGACCGAAGACAAGGCGCGGCGCGGCGATATCGAGAGGCCACAGGCGCGAGACCTTACAGAGCTAGAATACTACAAGCATCGCTATCCGCGGATCGAGATCGTCAGTTTCGAGGTTGGTCTCGTTGCCAGAGGGACGACGCAGTCGGCCAACCTCATCCAGGAATTTATCGGGTTCTTCAATAGATATCCAAAGTTAGTGGTAGACATCGATTCGACAGACCCGAGCGCCGGGACGGTCGAATTCGATATGTTCCTGACAAACGACCCATCGAGAATCGGTAGAAAGACCCACGACGATATCTTGACTTATTCAGCGACGTTCGAGATCCATGGCGTTCCAATTGACTCGGACACTCCCACCCGGATAGAGTGGGGCAAGATTCTGGAGTCGGACTACGACACAGAGTTCACTTATGAACAGCAGGAGACCTGAGATGGCTAAGAAAAAGTCCTCCACTGAGACGCTTGGCGCGATGGAAGAGATGAACGCCCCGAAGGCCTCTCCGAAGGCGGTCAAGCCGAAGCGACAGCCGAAGCCCAAGGCCTTGGAGAACGTGACCATCGAGGGCCGTGCGAGGAGGATGCAGACCTTCAACCTCCCCCACGAGATCTACTGTGCCGCGTTCCCCGAGTGCCAGTGCACCATGGGAGAGGTCACGACCTCCTACACCAGCAAGGAGGACAAGCAGCGGCATACCATCACGAAGAAGAAGCGGATGAACAAGTCGATCCGCATCAGGTTCAAGCAGCGCGTAACGATCCCTCGTATCGCACTCGAGTGCCCCGAGGTCGACGCGGCGCTGAAGAACAAGGATCTGCGACGCAGATAGGCAAGGCCAGGGTGGGAAGTTAGCTTACGCCCTTTCGGCGTGAACGGAGGATAGAAACCATGACAGATCTTCTCGCGTCCCAGGTCAAGACCGAAAGGGAAGAGCCATCGATTCGACCGATCCCAGGAGTACCGACCGCCGTTATAGGCGTTGTCGGTGTCGCGGAACGAGGTCCGATAGGCGAGGCCACGCTCGTCAAATCTTGGGACGAGTACGTCAAGATTTTCGGGACGTACTCTGCAGACGGCGAGCTTCCGATGGCGGTCCGCGGAATCTTCCGCAACGACCCCCAGGCCTTTGTCTACGTAGTCAGGACAGTGGCCTACAGTCCAGACGCGACTAGTCAGGCGAACAAGACGAGCCTCGCTGCTGAGTACATGATTCAGGGGACATCGACGGACGACTCGGCTGGTGCGATAACCAGCACCAACGCAGCGCCGTTCAATATGTCCCCCGGCGATACGCTCGACATCCACTGCGACGAGGACGTCGGCGGGCCGGATACAGCTACCTTCGCCGCGACCCAGGCGGTCCTCACCGGAGGAGCACCGGCCATCGCCGCGATGACCGGAAAGACGGTCATCTTCAACGTAAATAACGGCGACTCGCAAACCGTGACTTTCACGGCTGCTGCCGTGAGTGTCGCAACTGCGATCATCGAGCTGAACGATCAGTCGATTGATTGCAACTGGTACGACGACGGGACCGGAAACATAGACGTCCGAAGCGACCTCTACGGTTCAGACTCCGAGATCGATATCACCGGAGGAACCGGCCTCGCTGAGATCGGCCACTCGATCGCGACGAGCGCTCCAACTGGTGACCCCGTCGCTGATATCAATGCCGTCACCTATGCCGAGGTCAAGACGATCATCGAAGCTGCGGTTACGAACCCAGCGACCGGCGTGACCGTGACTCAGGAGACCGGCGGAGAGATAACCATCACGAGCAATACGACTGGCGCTGGGTCCTCTATCCAAATAGAGAATACCAGCGTCAACGCTGATACCGTGATGGGTCTCGACAACGACCTTCACGAGGGCGATACCGAATCGCTAGTCGATACGCTGAAGGTCGAGGGGAAGTACGACGGGACATACGCCCACGATCTTCGGGTTGTCATTGCCGACGCTACGGATGGCGAGTCGGATCACTTCAACCTACAGGTCACGGACGACGAAGGCCGAGTCCTCGAGACCTTCTTCAATCTACAGAACGACGACGATACCGGCGAGCTCTTCGTCGACGATATCGTGAATCAAGAAATCGACGAGGGCGGATCGCGCTATATCCAGGCCGAGGATCAGGGTGTCGCCGGCGGGCTGCGACCCGACAACGGAACGTACACCCCGGCGGGTGGCGACGACGGGCTCTCCGGGATAGCGGACACCGACTACCTCG